TAAATTAGTTCCATCAAACTCAAAAGCTCCATTTTCAGGAGTTGTCAAGTTTGTTCCTGCGGTTAATTTTAATGGTGCATTACCAGCAGTTGCAGTTCCAGCAGCTATGTGAAGTTTTGCCGTTGGTGCTACACCAGTTGCTATTGATGTTTTAGAATTAAATCTTGTTTCAGATGGTGTAAGATAAATACTACTACCAGTACCATTTAAATCAAATACTGTAAATTCATTTTGATATACAATAGAACATTCTTTTGCTGCTGATAAAGCATCATTTAAAAATCCTATTGCACCACAGCTTCTTGATCCATTTTGACCAACATAAAAGTTTGTTGCAAAAGTTGAGTTTCTTGCTAATAAAGGAATAGTAGCAGTTGTTCCACCCAAAGTTAACCGCTTATTTGCGGAGGAATAGGTGATTCCAGCATCTTCACCATAAACACCGCCATTATTGAAGGCAATCCTTCCACTTGTTCCTGATGTGATAGTTGTAGTTCCAACTGTTATACCTGAACTTACAGTCCAACTTCTATCTGCTGATAAATCATAAGCAGTACCATTTATAGTAAGAGTTCTGCTAGTAGGTACATAAGAAGATAAATTACTTGTTAATGCTACTGTACCATCTGCATTAGGAAAAGTATATACTCTATTAGCTGTATTAGCTGATGTTGCAAATGTAGTATAATAATTACCAGCATTTTTATACTTTAAATCACCATTTGAATTTGCAAATAAAGCAGTAGTTTGTCCAGTAGCTGTAGCATCTGAAGCTTGATGTCTTAAATGTATATGTCCAGCACCATTAGTACCAGTTACTTGTAATGATTGTGCTGATAATATACGAGCACCTAAATCAACATCAGAAGTAGCTCCTGTATAAGGAACAAAATTACTCCATTTACTTGAATTAAATAATGTATTTGGAGTTACAAATTTATCACTATTAGTACCTGTATTTACTTCTGTTTGAGTAGCTTGATAAGGTACAGACATAAACTCCCAACTACTACCATTAGAATAATAAAGTCCTGCTGAATAATAAGTACCTCCTAAAGAACCTGGAAGCCATGCAGTACCTTGAGAAGCTGAACACCAATAAAATTCTCCTGTTACAGTAGATGCTGTTGGTAAAGCTGAATAATTAGCTACTACAGTTATAGGATCTTGATATGTTCCTGTAAAATTAATTATAGGATTAGCTGGATCAGTATTATCAACAGTAATATCAGTACCTGAATTAACAGATTGTACACCACTTCCTCCACTTGAAGCAGAAGCAGAAGTAAATATGTTTCTTCTTTTAGATACTATTGACATTATTTTATATATTTAACTTTTAAATTAGGTTTAATTCCTTCTGGTGATATTATTACTTCTGGTATAACTACACAATTATATTCTTCTAATATCTCTTGTAATTTTTTACTACAAGCATCTTCTCTCTTAGCTATAAAAGCATTAATATCAAATTTTTCTTTTTCTTCTTGTTTTATATTTTCTTGGTTTTCCATTGTGATTTATTTTTATAGTTATTTACCTTGACCTACATTAGGTTTTTTATAATTTTTTGAAGTTTTATTGCTAGATGTTTTAGATTTAGCATGAACTCCAGGATGCTTAACATGTTCTTTAGGTTTAAAACTATTAACTTTTTTTTCTTTTGCTTTAGCCATTATAATTATTTTTTAACTCCAAATTGAACATTAATTACTGGGTTATTTGCTCCACCCTTAATACATTTAAATTTAGCTATATTTTCAGCACCTTCAATATCAAAAAATTCTTTATCAAATCTTCTAAAACCAAAAGTAGATGTAGGATCTTCACCAGTAGTCCAAAATCTAATTCCATCTGTACCACTATCTTCTACTTCAATAAGACAATAGTTAGCTCCTTCAGGAATAATTCCATTCATTTCTACAAATGTTTGAGAAACATTTTTAACTGTTAATTGTTGAGCAGGTTTTATAGCTGTAATTACAGCACTAGAATTTTTTTGAATTATATTTAATGATTGTTTACCAGTCATTTTATTTAATTATTTATTGTTAACAATTACAATACTGAGATAGTATTGCATAAGATTTATCTAAAATATTTTGTATATCTGAATTTTGTAAACAGTAAGAATATACAGGTTTACATACTTCTGAACTAGAACATGTATTATTTACAGGTGGAGTTGATAATTCAAGATAATATGTAAATAAAATATTACCAAAATCACCAACAGGAACTTCAATATTCCAAACTAATTTATCAAACGAACAAGAAAAACTTAAGTATCCAAGAGGTGCATTATCATCTGTTATTTCAAGATAACCTGTAGTAGAATTATATGTATATGTATAAGTACCATCATAAGTTCCATTAATATATGAATTAACTTGATTGTTTTCTATAAATTCAAAAGTAAATACATCAAATTCTGGACTAGGTAATGTAATATACCCTGCATCAGGACCAAAATAATTATATACAGCATATGTAACAAAAGTATTTCCTTCTAAACTTGATAATTTACAACAACCTGTTGGAGAACAATCTTTTGTAAAATTTTTAGTTACTGAAAAATTAAATATAACAGTTTCTAATATTCCTTCATTATTTTCTATAACAGTATATCCTTTAGCTTCTGTTCCTAAACAATTGAATTGTATATTAATAAAAGCTTCATCAGGTACAGTAAAAATATTTAATGTATTTGAAACAGAATCATAATTATAATTAGATGCAGAATCTCCTAATATAGGAAACCAAGTCATTGTAACTGGATTAAAATTTAATACACTATTTATAAAAGGAGATATGTAATCTGGTGCTGTTAATGGATCATTGTAAATAATTCCATTAACAATAACAGAATCTATTGTAAGTTGACCTTGATTTAAATCAGATATAGTACAACATTCTCCATCTTGACCTGGAGTACCTGTACATTCAAAATGATATTCTGAATATGATTTTTTTAATATTCTAATGTAATTTTTAACTGCTTGCAAGTTTTCAAAACAACAAAAAGAAGGTTTACCTCCATAAGATATATTAGTCATATATTTATTAAAATACTTAACATATCTACATTGAAGTTCTTGTATATGTGCAAGAAGTTGTTCTTTTGTGATTTCCATTATTAAATTGGTAATATTCTATACAATACAGTTACTGTTATATCACTATCCCCTGCTGTTGGGTCTGCTGAGTCTACTTGGACAAGCAATGGAGCATTTACCCCTATTTGAGTGTCTGTAATATTAGCAGAAGTTGATATATTAAAAGATACATTTCTTGTTACTGTTCCAAACAAAAAGCCGTTGGCTGTTAAGTTTGCTTGAGGTATTACTGAACCTAATGAAATTAAAAATAATTTACCATTAGTAGCATAAGAAGTTGTATTGTAGGTCATACTTGCAGTTGCAGAAACAACTTGTATGGCAAGACCAGCCCCAGGGGCAGGTACTATTGTAAGGGGTAAGCTATTTAAAGTAAGTACGCTTGCAGTAGGTATATTTATACTTGCATAATATACGGTAGCATAACCGCTATTTACACCTAAAGCAGACTGCATTTGAGCAACTGTTAAAGCAGAAGGGTTTGATGTACTACCTGAAACATTACCTAAAAAGGTTTGGTCAGCTATTGTTTGATATTTTGTATGAGTTACTGCATTATTAGCAATAGCTGCGGTATCAACAGATTGTGGAGCAAAATCGGTGCTTACAATCCAATTGCTTGCAGAAGCATCAGCATATATTTGAACATCCCAAGATACTCCGTTGTAGTTGCAGTCAGCAAATAACGGTTTACCCATTTGAGTATTGTTAAGGACAACTCCCAAAATAGTAACAGTTCCCCCTGCATTACTACAAACAGCTTCATATCTAATTTTAACATTCATATTTAGTAATGGTGTACCACTAAATATTACAGAATTATTAGCTACTAAAGCAGCTACTCCTTCTATTACATACTCACCATATGTATCATAATCATTTATAGTAAAAGTTGCACCAGCAGCATTTACAGTAAAATATTGTGTATTAATTATATTTGGCATTGTTATATTTTATTATATTTTTTTACCTGCCCATACATTAAATGAAACAAGTGAGTAATCATTGCTATTAGCTGTATTAATGTAAGGTATTAAATAGTTTCCTGATGCAAATGTTGGACAAGAAATGTCAGCAATGCTTTCACATAAAGCACCTGAAACTTCTGTGTCAAAACGAGAAATATAAAAGTCACTTAAAGATAATGATGGCATAGCAGGAGCTGTTGCAAAAAGTTTTGTTGAAGCCCTAAAAGAAGTTGCAGAAACTCTTGATATAAAACCTTCTATTTTATAATATCTTCTAGTATCAGAATTGTCTAAGCCATTCCCAACACCAAACTGACTAACTTTTACTGCTCCTCCAAGGTTATTAACATTGTTTATTGCAAGACCTATTGCAAGGGCAACTTTTTTTGTATTTGATGTAGCTGCAATAGTTATTTCATAAAATAATCCGTCAACATTAGATGACATCCATTTTGTTTGGTCAATTAAAATTGATGCAATAGGACTACCAAAAGCACTAATAGCACCACCAGTAACATTAACCTCTGCACCTTCATCAAAAAGAAGTGTATTTAATATAGCAACTCCATCTTGTCCATTAGCTCCTGCTGGTCCTGGACTTCCACTTGCACCCGTAGCACCAGTTGCACCTGCTGGACCTTGAATACCAGCTGGACTTACTTTAGAACCTATAGGAAATATAGTTCCAGGAGGTGCATTTTGAGTATAATTTCCTGAAGAAGTATTTTCAATATTAATTACACTAATACTAGTAGAATTACTAGATACTACTGCAAAATATCCAGTAGTTAATAATCCTGAACTTATATAAATTATTTGACCAGGAGAAGCCCATTTACCTGTAAATTGACCTACATCACTGACTTGTATAGTTACTCCTCCTGATTCTGCTGGCATAGTAAATGCAGCAGTAGTTATAGTAAAAGCATTTTCACCATCTATACACTGGTATAATTGTAATTCTGGTTGACAATCTTGACACATTTTAATTAATTATTTTTTAACAGCTACAATCATTAAACAAACATATTCTTTGTACTCTACTTAAAGTAGAATTTACAACTTCTAAATTCATGCAACTACCTGCTTCATTTAAAAGTTGTAATAAATCTGAAGCTAAAAGTACTTTTTTAAATTCTTGAAATTCATCACAATCACAGCATAAAGTTTTAGTAGCTAATGCTGCCCACATTTTATCTATACAACATTGTTCTTGACAAGTTACAATAATTTTACTATAACTTACATAACTATCTTCAGCTGTTGTTACAGTAAATTTAATTTCATATATACCACTAGTAAATACTGAAGTTAAACCTATATTAGAAGGAGATAAACTATATAAAGTATATGATTCTACAGAAGGTGAAGAAGCTAATACTACACTTGTAACATCAAAACCTGTACTAATAGTTTGTCCAGGAGCAGTTATTTCAATAGTAGCTAAAGTAACAGAAGATTTATCTGGATTTGGTGTACCCCATCCACCTATATTAGTACTGGCATTATATAATCCAGTAACATCAGATACAGTCATTACTGTACAACTTTCTGTTATACAAGTTGATGTTTTTAATTTTAACATTATAATATTATTATTAATAATAAAGGGAAGAGCCATAGTACTCCTATGTAAAACTCTTCCCTTTTATTATTTTAGGAACTATGTATAAAAATATAAATCTATATATAGATTAGAAGCTTAAAGATAAACCTGCCCAAGCATTAAGTACTGGAATAATACCTTTAGTAGCATTACTAACTACAGTACCATAAGTACTTGGTGCAGAAACAAGTTCACAAGCAATAACTAATTCTTTTCTATTAGCAGGAGCATCTCCTTGTAGAACCATTGGTCCTGAACCACTAACAGCAGCCAAGTAGATTAAACCATAACCAGGAGCATTGATATTAGTTTCATTTGGGAAGATCATTGGAGGCCATGTAGCAGTATACAATAGACCTTGTTCACCTACTAAAGACCTTTCAATTACAGCTACTTCAGCAGAAGCACCTGAACCTTTATTACCTTCAGTAACAACTACTGGAGTAGCACCAAAACCTTGAGTAGCTACTTGAAAACGAGCTACATAAAATTCTTGAGCAGCAGCAGTATTGTCAGAAGCAAATGGTTGAGGTAGACCTGTTAGAACAATTCCAAAGTCACCAGCAGCAGCAGTAGCTCCAACTACAGCTACAAGAGCTGTTCCAGCTACTGTAGCAGAAGTAAGTTGTTGATAATGTGTAGAGATTGTTACATCACCACTTACAGGATCAATAGCAAGAACTTTATAAATACCTGCTGTAAGACCTGTAGTATCAGCTATATAATCACCTACAGATAAAAGAGAAGATGCTGTAGCAGCAGCAGCAGTAACTACATTACTACCAGGAGTAAAAGTAAGAACAGAACCAATACCTGGTGCAGTTCTAGTTCCAGAATTTAAAAGTTCTACACTATAAGGTCTAGCAATAAGAGTATCAGCATTTGCAGCTAGGTTAAGTACTAATCCATCAGCAATTTCTTGTTGAGTAGCTGAGGCATCAGAAGCAAAGTATCCAATTCTTCTGTAACCAGTAGTACCATATGAAGGAGAATCTCTATCAATAGTAGTTACTACATATTCATTATCAGATACTACATCAATAGCACCTGAAGTACCATCAAATCCAATTACACCTACAGTAGGAACTACAGGAGCAAAACCTTTTGCAGTTGCTACTTGTAAACCTCTTCTATCAAGTTCAAAAGATAGAATATTTAAAGGTTGAGCAGCTGAACCAGTTTTTACAATTCTAATAACATCAGTATTAGCAACTGTAGTAGTATCAAGTACATTACCAGTAGTATCGCAAATTGCTACTTGATTGGCAGCCATTCCAGCAATAGTAGTTGCTGATGTAAATCCTACAGCAGGAACAATTGATATTTTTTTAACGTGTTTAATTGCAGCTAAAGCCATTTTATTTTAAAATTTAAGATTGTTTGTAAATTTATTTATTTAATTTTTTTATTAGTTAATACTTCTAATTACTTGTACTAAATCACCTACTCCAGGTAGTACAGGAGAAGTTCCAGCAGTAACTACTACTCCAAATGCAGGAGTTGTAGCACCAGTGCTATCAAATACTACAACTTTATCTCCAACTTTTAGAGAAGCAAAATCTGTAGTAGTTGAAGCTGCTGTAGCTATAATTACATTAACTACGGAACTAGAAATATTATTTAACATATCTACAATAGGATTAACATCTTTAGCTTTAGCAATAAGAGCTTTAGGCTCTGATGTAATCTTAGCGTAGTTTGAGGGTAGAATTTTTTGAAGTAATCCCATTTTATTTTTTTTATTAATTATTCTGTTTGACTTAATAATTGAGTATATGGAGTAAGTCTATCATCTCCAGTACTTTTTACTGCTTGTTGAACTGCTAATTGTACAACTTCTCTTTGCATTTCATCTGAAATATCAGGAAAAGCTGGAGTTGTAGGTAATGCTGTTAAATCAATAGGTAAAGGTTTTCTTACATATCCTATAGTATAACTAGTAGGTTGATAAGTACCATCTGTAATTAAAGCATGTGTTCTGTTTTCATATCTATTTCTAAACATGTATCTTTCAGCTAAAGGTCTATTCCAGTAATCATCTAACATAGTATCTAACTCTGTATGATTAATTTCTCTAACTAATTGTCTACTATCTTGACCAGTGCTACAATTTTTAACATTAATTGTAGATGTTTCATATATAGTAAACCAGAAAACATCACTAAAATCAGTTGGACCATTATCTATTAAAGTGTTTGGTAAAGTTACTGTATAAGAATTTGGTAAAAATCCTGGAAGAAAAGTAGTATATGTTTTATACCTTACAAGGTTTCCTAAATCTTGTATTCTTTTTTCAGATTGTTCAAATCCTTCAGATGTACCTACACCTCTATACCTTTGTACAATTAGATTTTCTTGTGCTATATTTAAAAGAACGCTTTTTTCTGATTGACTATAACCTGGAGCTGCACCTGAACTTATTCTATCATAAGTAATGTCAAATAATTGTTCAATTTCTGCTACAGTCATAGTTATTCAGTTTCTTCTGTTTCCCCAAGGAATTTTTTAATTCTTGATTTTATTGTAATTACTTGAGGATTGTTTTCTTTATTTTTAAACCATTCTACCAATGAATTTTTATTATTAGCAATGATAGATTGTTTATCTTGATAATCAAGTTTATAACCAGTACCTATTTTAACTAAAGCTCCTGCTTGTACTGCTTCTAAAATAAGAAGTTTAATTTCAAAATCAGGATCTTCTAAAGTTTCAAGTACTTGTTTAGGTTTTTCTTCAGTAGCTATTAAAATTTTATTTCTTAGTTGAGCATCAGACCATTTAGTAGGAACTGGTTGATCAAATAAAACTTTATATAAAGCTTCTTTCTTTTTAGGATTCTCTATAATAGATTTAACTTTATCATAAGCTTGCATTTTAACTGTAAGTGTTTTGTTTTCATCAAGAGCTTTCTCTTCAATATTAACAAATACATATTCAGTTTCAGCTAATCTTTCTTTAGCTTCTGAGTGTGTTAAAGCTACTTTAGGTGAGAGGGCTGTTAATCTATATTTAATATAGTCAATAGGACTAGCCATATTGAATTTAATACCATCTTTTTTAATCCTAACTTGATTAGCTATTTGTGCAGGCCATTTAAGAGCATCAGCTTGAGCATACACATTTAACTCATCTTCTTTTAAACCTAATTTTTTTTCAAAGAACTTTCTTTCTTCTTCATCTTTGAAGATATCTACATATCTTCCTGTTTGAGAATCAATGGGCCAACCTATAATATGTTCGCATCCAGTGATAATTGTTTGTGTTTCATGAGTTTTACTTTCAGCAGAGCCTTTTTGTTTAGCAATTACATCTAAGTAAACCAATTTGTTTTCTCCAAATGGAAGGAGATTTTTTAATCTGTAGTGCATTTTTATTTATTTTGTGTGTTTTAATCAGTGGTTTTTGTGGTTTTAGTATGTTAAAACTGGTGATGGGGAGGATGAAAAACCACAATAAAACACCCTCCCACAGTTCAACCAGCAGTATATTTAACTTAGATTTGGTAAGGAATAATCCTTGCAATCTTAGTTGGATTGTTAATTTGAATACCAGCAGTAGCTTGTGAATGCATTTCCCATCCATCTTTAGAGCTAGTAGCAGCAGTTGGGTCAGCAGCACTGTAACCTGGAGTATCATAAGGAGTTCTTAGACCAGCAATATAACGGTGAACTTCTCTTGAAAGTTGATTTTTAGGTCTAACAATTTCAATGTTTGGTTTACCATCTTTAGCATTACCCATTTCCATAATCAACAACTCATAACTACGAGCAGGTAGATTAGAATTTGGATACAATTGAGAAGGAATTCTTGGATCATCAAAGAAAGGCATAACATCCAATTCAAATTGAATACCATTCAACCATCCATATCTTTTAAATTGTCCAGAAACCATCAAATCATTGTTAGCTCCTGAAACCCTATCTCCAGCATTGTTGTTAGAGAAAACCAAAGCTGTTTGGTCTAGGAATGAGTGCATTCTAATAAATGCTCCTTCACCACCCCAAATTCTAAACTTACGGTCAGATTGTTTAATTTTATTGTAAGACAAGGACATAAGAACAGCAGTTACATAATCCAAATCCCACAAAGTATTTTGATATACGTTAGATGGAGAAACTTGCTCATAAAAACCAGAACCTTCCATGATTGGATTTCCAGAGATACCATCATGTTGATAAGTACCATTAGCAGTTTTATTCCATTTAGAATACATCAATTGGAAAGCTTTTTCAGTATCCCACTCTTTCAAGTAGTCAATAGTAAGCATATCCATCCAATAATCATGTAGATTACCGTTTTGATCTTTAAATTTAACTCTTTGAGCTTGATTGATTTTCATATCAATCATGTTACCAGGAGCTTCATACATTTTACGCATGTTAGACATCCTGTTATACATTTTAAAGTAACCATCATGACTTACATTACCACCTTTAACTGAAAGAGTTTGTTCAGTTGGAGAATAAAGTTTTGTAAAACGTGCTCCAGCAGCAAGTTCAGTAGCAGCAGGAATAGTAAGAGTTGGATTACTACCCCAAAGTCTAACTACATAAAGCCAGTTGCTACCATTAGCTACTGGTTCTTGTACAACTTGGAATTGGAAAATTTCAGGTTTGTTAGAAACAATTTTATCAGTGTTTTCAAACATTCTTACATCAAATTCCAATACAAATGTAGAGAAACCAAAACCTAAATTACCACTTGCAGTAGTACCAGCTTGAGCAGCAGCCAAATCAGTATAAACTGCAATTAGAGGGTAATTACGAAGGTTAATACCTTTCAAGAACCATTCATATTCTGAATCTTGATCAAGAGTTCTTTCTGGGAACTGCCCTAAGAATTTTTTATATTCATCAGCGTAGTTAATAGCCATAATTTCATCTACAAATTCTGTAAACAAAATACGGTCTCTACCCATAAGATAACCCAAGTGATTTTCTTTGGTCATACCTGACCAACTTTTAGCTTGGGTAAGTTGTAGTGCGGAAATACTAGTTGCCATTATTTAATATTATTTTTTTAGTTTTGACATAATACTCTTTAAAGAGTCAATTGAATTTAAATTTTTACTTATTTCAGGTGATTGTACAGAAGTAGAAGAAGGTTTAGAGTTGTCAATAATTTTTTCAATCTTTTTACTTACTTTAGTTTGAATAGTTTTCTCAAGTGTTGAAAAATCAGTTAAGTCTTTAGTTTCTTCTAAAAGCCAATTAATTTTAATTACATTTTTAGGTTCAGATAAAATAGCCTCAAGTCTACTTACAGGTCTGTTACCCATATAACCAACAGGTGTAGTAGCAGATCTAAAAATCTTTTCTTGCTCTTTTTGATTAAGAGCTACACCAGGTATAATTTCTTTAGTCTCAAAAGTTAATTTTCTAAATGCTTCATAATTTTCTTTAGCTTCTTTTTCAGCTTGTGCTCTTTGATGTTTAGTTAATTCAACTAATTCATCAGCTTTTTGCTGTTCAAGAACTTTAAGTTCAGATAATGCTTCTTTGACATCTTCAACCTCTCCTAATTCTACTTTTTTGTTGACTTCTCTGTTAATTCTCTCTTCTGACCATTTAGGTGCAGTTTCTCGGAGATAAGCTGTAAGAATAGCTTTTTGTAGATTTACATCTTCATCTACTTTTGACTCATCTATAGAATTGTATCTAATTTCATTAGATTTAATGTTGATAAGTTCATCAAGAGGAACACCTTCCTCCCAGTTATCCATCAAGTATCTTAAAGTAGGATGGAGAGATTGTTTATAAGATTCTAAAGGACCTTCAAAGAACTCTTGTTGTACAGCTTGAATAAACTCTTCTTCTGTACCAGAAAAATTTTCTAAATCAACATTAGAAAAAATTTCTTTATCTTTAAGATAACCAGCTAAAGCTTTAAATGTATCTTCTACACTAGCTTCAGCATTACTATCTTGTTTTTTATTTTTATCCCCCTCATATTTAGGAGTAGGATTTTCTTTTTCTCTCTCTTCTAAAAGAGATTCAAATTCTTCTTCTTCAATTGAACTAATCCCTTCAGTTAGACTAGCTATTTTGGGATTAAGTTCTATTTGTTTATCAACAGAACTTTCTTTTGAAGAATCATTAACTTGAGATTCTTGTGATTTTGAATTATCAACTTTAGATTCAACAATTACTTCATTATTATCATCTACAGCTGACAGTTTACTTAAGTCAAACATAATTAAATTGTGATTTATGATGTAAATTTATAAACTATAATTAATACATTAGTTAAAGTATTAATAGTTTTTTTTCAAATTAATATAGCTAATTTTGTTTTTAAATGCTTAATTTTAATTTAAAATTATTTAGTACTATTAATAAAAATATTTAGAGTTAAGTTAAATATTAGCTAATTCAAAATGCATACCATCCTTTCTTTTAAAATAACCACCCCAATAAAAACCTGCATCTGTAAAGCATTTTACAAATTCAGGACTTAAAGTAGGTTGAGCATTTAAAGCATTCCAAGCAGCATTAACATCAATAGCTATTCCCCAGCTATGTAAAGACATAGAATTTAAACCTCTTTTCTTTCTAATATTAAAACAACCATCAAATGTTTTTAATTCAGATACTTTATTTCTAGCAATAAGATTTTTAAAAGCTTGAGTTAATGGTTCTATAATATCTTTATTACAATATAATTTTTTAGGAATAACTCCTATTTCTAATTCACTAGGTACATCCCATAGAGTCATAAATTTCTCTAATTCAGGTTGTCCATATTTAGCTAATGCTTGTTTACTACTAACCATTGTTTCTATTTCTAGCGTTAATAAGAGCTACTTGAATATCATTTTCCTGATTATCTCTTTCTACATCTAACTTTTCTCTTTCAAGTTTCATTTTATCAGAAAGTTCTTTTGATTTTAAAGCAAGCTCTTTTGATTTAAGATTAGTTTTAGTTTCTTCTTGTTTCATCTTAGCTTGATGATCAAGATTTATTTTAAGTGCTTTATTTTGTTCAGCAAGTTGTTTAAGAGCCATATCTCCAGATTCATCAATAGCAGAAGCTTCTGCATTAGCATATCCTAATGCTTGTAGTTCAGCTACATAAATTCTTGTCTTAGATTCAGTATCTATTTTATATTTCTGAAGCTCATACTCCATTTGTTTAAGTTGCAACTGTTGACTTTGAAGTTCTTTCTCATGTTGCATTTGCCTTTCTTGAGCTTGCTGTTCTCTTTCCATTTTAGCTCTTTCAGCTTCTTCAATCTTTCTTTTAATAGAAGCAGTAGAATCATTAGAAGCTATATCCATAAGTATTGTAGGACTAACCATACCTGTTTGTACAGACATACCTATAGCTTGTTTAAGAGATTCTAACATTCTAGCATCATGTATACCATAACCTACTTGAACATTATAATCAGCTTCATAAATAACTTCAGGATCCAGTTTAACAGATTTAATATAAGCATCATCAGTAACATACTGAATCCACTCAGCTCCATTTTTAACACAATGTTTAGCAGCTTCTAAAAGCATTCTTAAAGACCTTAATTTAACTTCTTCATGTATAAAGAAATAAGGTTCTGTAATATTACTAGAAGCTTGCATCTGCATTTGAGTAACACCTAAGCCATCAGGAGTTTTTTCTCCTCTTCTTTGAGCAGGTATTCCACAAATACTATCCATATCAGATTCAATCTCAATAAGTTCTTTTCTACAAATTTGTAAAAATGTAGCATCACCTATTTGAATATCACCTGCTTGACCAGACATAGTTCCAGCAAGTTTACCTTGACTTTGACCTTTCTTACCTTCTTTAAATGAATCAGATACTTTCCAACCCATTTTAGAAGCAAAATATACTATTTGGTCAGGAGACCATTCATCAGGGATACTAGCTAAATCTAAGTTAGCTACTCTACCTATATACTTAGCAAAAGCATCATTAAGTTTATATTGAACAGCATTATACCTAAGATTATAATTTCTCATTAGGTCATATAAACATAAATCTATTTCACAACCAGTATAACCTAAAGAACACTCTGAAATATTATCTAGTTTTCTATATTGTAATTTTCTAGGTTCTAATTTAACAAATATATCATCAGCTATTCTAGTACTTTCATAAACTTCAGTAATCCATTTCCATTCAATAGTTTCTCCTGTAAGTTTATTTACTTTATATTCTTCTGATACCCAATCAGTTTGTAAGTTACCATTTTCATCATAAAAAGTAAGCTTACCTACTTTTCTTTGACCTTTCCATCTAACATGAATAACTCTAACATTACCTCGTTGGTCATAAAAACCTTTAAATAAGTTTGGTTGATTAATATTCTCAGGTAAATCTTCACCATTCAGCATAGGCATAGCTATAGCTGCTCCAGTATTTTCATCAATACCTTTAGTCCACATAGCTGATGGACCATACCACTTATAAGGAGGATAACCACCGTATCTAGTATTTAATTTATCAATATCTTCTGGAGTAAGATATTCATAATACTTATCAATTACTTTACCAATAGGTTCATATAACAATTGGCAAGAAGCATCTGCATTTTCATAGAAAGGATCTTGAGGAGATTTTAAAAAGTATACTGTCTCAGCAGGAACACTTTCAAATATAGGTTTATTATTAAAGACATCAATATTAAATACTTCTTTACCAGTAATAATCTGTTCTTCAAAACCTTTATTAAATTTAAACTTGATATTAAGATAATTAAACAAATATTTAAGAAGTTCCATACCTCCTATTTCTCTATTATCTTGCCAATTCTTTAAATCTTTTTGAAAATCTTGTATTCTTTGTTGTAGTTCTTCTTCTGAACTAGAAGTGTTTTGTATTTCTTGTACTATAAACTGATCAATATAAGCTTTCTTAGCTTTTTCTTTATCAGTAATAGCATCTCTATTAGTAACATAAACTACCCATTCAAACTTTCTCTTTAATTCCTCACCTACTAAAGTATTAACTCTAGGATTAGCAATAGGATAATGTTTAAAATCATTAGGTAATCTAACTCCTTCAAGTCCATGTGGGTTTACAATTCTTCTATATTCAGAAGTATCTACATACCCATTGTAATAAGTCTGTTTATTAATTAAAGTCTTATTAGTTATATTAGGTATACCTGTTTTACCATTGAGTAGCAAAGACTCAAAATATAAACAGTTTTTAATATACCATTCTTCATTCTTTTCAGAATAAGATATTTTTTGCTTTGGAAAAACTAAATTAGTTAAACCAGTATTGAAATCACTATATTTACTATATGTAGGCATTTTTTATGAAAATAGAACAATTTTAATTAATTATTTACTAACAATAATAAATTACTAAAAATTATTATTAAGTTTAATATAGCTACTTCTGTTAGATTCATAGTTTGTAAAATGCTTTGCAAAGAACTTATGTTTAGAAATATCTTCATACTTATCAGTATCAATATTTTGAGTTAGTTTAAATCTATCTTCTTTAAGTATTAATACCATTCTTAATGCTGAAACTCTATCAGCATTTAATTTAGGATTCCAGTAAATTATTTCTTTTAACAATGGTTTACTAGGTATAAGCATAGTATTGGTAATATTATCATTCTGACCTTGAGCTTGTTCTAACATCCAAGTTTTAATAAGTTCATTACCATAAACATTTACTGCTTCTGTAGTACCTGTACCTTTAGATTGATTACCTGAAGTATAGGTAGTCTTAACTATTTGTGTATCTTTAAGTATTTTAGGAGTATCACATAACAAGTATAAAGAATTCTTTTGTTCAAAAAATCCAAATAAACCTTTCTTGTTATTTTCATAGTTAGTTATTGCATTATAATAAATAAGTAACCTTCTAACATTCTCATAATACTGTTTAGCTGTCTCAGGTCTACCTGTATATTCAGCTACTATTCTACCTGTAAGAGCATGCATAACTAAAGTAGAACCTAAAGATTCTGAATTTTCAGCATAATCATCATCATATGGGTCAATACCAGCTATATATGTACCCCAAGCAGGATTTTCCTGATAAGGTTCTTCAAATATTTCTATACAACCTTCTTTAGAAGCAGCTCTAGATATAGGAAAATCTTTAATAGGTTCTCTAATACTTATTTCTCTACTTAAAATACCATCTTCAGTCATATTAAACTTAACAGCTTGTCCAATATTCAAATGACTTTTAGTTTCTAAATCAGCTAATCTTTCTTCTGCTAAATATGTAGGAAAAGGTGATTTAGCTGATATTAAAAAAGCTTCTTCCCAGTATATAGGAAACTGAGTTACAAAGTTTCTATATGCCATAGGATCTGGTGATTTCTTTAACTTCTCTCTGTTAGCTATTAAATCATCTATAGCAGCAAATATATTTGAATTACCATTCTCATCAACCATGTCTTGACCATAGTAAGGAGAAGTTTTATTTTTACATTTACCCCATCTACCAAAATATGCTGCTGAAAAAAATCCTATTTTTCTATCTGAATTTTTAGGATCTATAAACTCAAGCATATTGTACAAACTAGGTTCAGTAAATATCTTTTTAAAATGAATACTGCCTGTTTCCATATTATCAGAAGAACCAAACATTATACAAACTCCAGTATAATTAGAACCATCTTTAATAAGAGGTTCTGATAAACCATAAGCTTCTATAATATTAGGAAATATACCTGATTCATCTAATATAAGCCAACTAGCAGTTCTACCTACACCAGCAGAAGGTCTATCTTTAAATGTAATAGCTTCTACTGAAGACATTAGACCTTTCCAAACCTTTTTACCTTCAACATCTACCTGATATCTAGCTTTAATATAATCTTGAGTATCAGGATTTCTTATTCTACCAAACTCTGTATATGTATTTAAGAAATTACAATTATCTAATACCATTTTCATAGTATTACTACTGTAATCTGAGAGATAAGCACCTATAATAGTTCCACTAT